TCGATTGCTTTGTTGACGTCTTTGATTTCTTCTGACATTTTACTACCTCTTATTTTGTGAGATTAAATTGACTTTCTACCATTTGATTATGTGTTTTATCAGTAGCACCAAATAATCCTCTGCCAGCGTTTCTATTATCTACATTGACACCACCATAAATGGTGACAGGTTTGTAGAACGTATTGTCTATCATTCTAAAATGCGAGTATGTATCAAACCCTGGAGTAAATCCCATTGCTTGTATCACAACATTCTGTATTTGCTTCTGCGATTCCATATCAGCGACCTTACCCATTTCGTTAGCAAGGTCTTTACCTTTAGCAACAGCTTCTGCTTTTGCTGCTGCTTCTCTTCTTGCTTGTAATTCTTGTCTAGCAGTTGGTGCTGGTCTTGCGCCTTCAGTATCTTTACCTTGCGCTTGTTGTGTTCCACCTGCAGGTTTATCACCACCCTCTGCTTTTCTTTCACCACCTTCTCGATTATCGCCACCTTCTTTTCTTTCGCCACCACCTTTAGCAGCAGGTGGAGGAGGTGCAGCAGGTGGAGGAGGTGCAGCTTGCACTAACTGAACTGGAGCAGATGGTGCAGCAGATGAATTAGTAGTTGGGGCTGGCGCAGCAATAACTTTATCTACGTTAGTATCACCAGTTTTAGATACACTTGCTGAAACTGTACCATCTGAACTTATAGATGTTGATGCAGTTGTAGTAGATTCTTTTGGTGCGTTCTGAGCGATAACACCAGCAGTTGCTACAGTAGAAGCAATTCCTTGTTTTTCAAGTACCATTTTCTTAGCGTATGCTTCAGAATAATTTGGACAAGTTCTATCATACAAACCATTCAAAGAACATTGTTGTGAAAAATATGCCTGAGCATATCCAGAACATGAAGTTGAATATAGAGCATTTAAAGAACACTGTTGATTAAAGTATGCTTGTTGATAACCCTCACAACGTGTAGAATATAAAGCATTTAAAGAACACTGTTGATTAAAGTATGCTGTCTCGTATCCATCACACGTTGTTGAATATAGTGGATTTGCTGAACACTGTTGTTGTAAATACGCAGCAGCATATCCAGGGCATGCCTGACTGTATAACTGATTTGCGTTACATTGTTGTGTAAGATATGCTTGTTCATATCCAGGACATGAAGCATTATACAATGGGTTTGCTGAACACTGTAGTGTTAAAAATGCTGCTGCATATCCAGGACATTGCGAATCATACAATGAACTTATTGTACACTGCTGAGTAAAATATGCCTGTTGGTATCCAGGACATGATGGTGAAGATAGAGGATCTGCTAAACAAGGATCTGCTGTATATACCGCATTGCTATACATATTTGTTATGCTGGCGTTTCCGCTAGTCCATGGTGACATAGCAAATCCACCAAGTGTAGTTATTTGTCTAGAAGTTCCAAATCTAAATTGTTTACTATATGTTCCAGAAGTTCCATTATCACCACCATTATGTGTATTAGATGAGCTGTAGATAGTAGCACTGTTACTATCTGTGATAACAGTGGCAACTCCTGCGTCTGAATAGTTCCAGCCCGACAAGCAAAAACCAAATAGATCCCATATAGCACATCGTCTTCCAGCTACGCTGTAGTCATATCCATAATTAAATCCATGTATCATCGCACCCGCACCAGCATTAGATAATGCTTGGTTGATAGCATATGCTTGTGTTCCAGTCATTCCAGTTAATAAATTTGAACTGGTTACCACTGTGTTATATCCTGGACACGATGGTGAATATGCTGGATTACCTGCGCACGGATCAACTGTATATACTGCTTTGGAGTATATGTCTTTAATGGTTGGTCCATAGTTACCACCCCAGTATCCTGCGTCCATACCAGTAAATGAAATTCTAAAGTTACCAAGGTTTTCTACAGGCAGAGCAGCGCTGAATCTTTGTTGAGTATCTACGCTAGAGAATGTAGCAGAGTATGGAGCTGGAGCATTGGCACCAAGAGCATAGTATCTTGTATAAAGAGTGGCTCCAGTATTGCTAGTAATAGTGCTTGTTGCGTTTAAGGTATCTTGTGGACCAAATGGGTCTTCACAATAGCCCCCAATTCTATTGGCGCAACCAAATCGATATTTGAAACCATAGTCAAACCCAGCAATCTGAACACCTGCGCCAACATTTGCCAATGCTTGATTGATAGCATAAGTTTGAGCAATAGTACCTTGAGAGAAAGTGAAGGTATAACCATTACCGTTTGCTGGAGCAGCAGGATGCGTTGGTCCATTACCACCAACTCCACCAGTCGTAGTCCAACCAGTAGTTCCATTAAAAGTAGGATTAATGATTAAATTGTTGGTGATTTGCTGTTCAATTGTTCCAACCACAGGTTGTGCATGTGCTACTGAATAACTCAGTATGAACCCAAGCCAAACTATCCACAACTTTTTCAATTTTAATCCTTACTTTTGACTTTTTGTGGAGCACGACGGTCTCTTTCTGGAAGTAGTTTATCTTCTTCCCAGATAACCTTCGCTGCTTCACCAATCTTTCCGTCTACTGGACAAGGTGTTCCTGCATTCATCATAGCAGTAAATACACGTTCGTCCTGACATAGTGTAGCAACTGCTGCTACTTTCATTCCCATGTCAAATAAGGTTTTAGATAATTTAAGTCTTTCACAATTCTTGTCTACGAATGTAGAACCAATTGCGATACCCAAGATTTGGGTTTGGGCTGCGCCAGATACACCGACAGCACAAAGATCGTTATTGATACTTGTGATTGCTGGTGCCACTGCTGTTGGTGGTGGCGATTTGATAGTTGTTGTTGATTCTGATGTTGTTGTGCTTCTAGATGTCGAGTCGGTTACGATGGGATCTGCTGCCACCGCAATTGATATATCCATGACCAAAAGAAGCAGGATCGCTGCCTTTTTAATCATTTTACTTCCTTTTTATTATTTTTATAGGGTTACTGCACTTGCAAGACTATTTATATTTGTCAGGTCTGCCATTTGTTGGCTTTGGTAAAACTTCCTGAATATCAGAGTTAATGGTAAACTCGGTTTCCCTTGCGGAAAAAGGCGACTCCTGTTGCAACTCTATCGTTGGAGTCGATTCGATAGGTTGGATCGGTTGTTGTTTAATTTCTTCAACTGTAGCAAGAAAATCTTCAGTTTTCTTAGGAATAGGAACATCAGCACGTTTATATAGTTCTGGTTCCCAGTCTTCAGGTTTTACCTCTGGCTCTTCTTGCTTTACTGGTTCTGGTTTATACACCATAGGACCAACTGAATCAACCCCTGGAACTTTCCATACCCATGGTTTCTTCAGATAAGCATATTTATCAATTTCAGGTTCTACCTTAACATCTTCTTTAACTTTTTCGGGTAGGGGTTCGCCTTTATCTAAGGCTCTAGCAACTTCTTTTCCACGATCAAAAAATGCTTTAATTCCTGGATCATCGAACGGATCTTTTTTCTTCTGTTCTCTATTCCAAGCCATCAGCAACAACACTGCCAATGGATCGAATACTAGCACAATCATGATGATAACTATACGGACAGCACTTTCAAGTAAGTTGTCGTCTAGTGTATCACCATAAATTAGTGCTGCGATATATTTTATCGGACCGACTTCGGCTTCGACTTTACGGACTTCGCTGGCGATTGGCGCACGCTCTTGGTTGAGTTTTGCGATCTCGGTTTGCGAGGTTTCGATTTCTCTGAGGAGACTGGTGCGCTCTCTGTTTTGGGATCTTCTAATTTGTACGGAGCGATCGACTCCACTGGCTTCGGTTGTTCTGCTGAGGGTTTGATCAACTTGCTGATCCAGTTGAGAAAGTTGTTTACGAGCTGCATCGATATTCTCCTTTTGAGTCTTGATTTTTTCATCGATTAGATTAAGTTTGGCTGATATATCGCCAGTTGGTACTGCTTGGTCAAGGTGTGCCTTTGAGAGATACCCAAAGATACCCATACTTGTTAGCATCATCAAAATTACTAACGCAATAGTAAAATATGATTTCATTAGAACTGGAATTTCTTTCCAGTTTCTATATAACCAAGATGCTACAACAAGTTTTGCTGATTCAAGAGCACCACCCATAATCATGATTGGTATTGCTGAAGCAGCAAAAATTGCTACTAGACCTGCTACCGCATAGAATGCTGCGATGGCAGATAAAGTAATAGCTGTTGCGAATAGAAGAAAACTCATTTTCCTATGTTTTTCCTTGTAAATTTGACCAATATATTTTCATTATAATACGCTGGCTCATTATTGTCAAATGTTGCTTGCAAAACATTATTCTCGAATTGGAGTTTTGCTTCCCAATAGTTACACTCGCCCCTTGTCTTACAGAGACGAATTATTTTCTTTGTGAAATTCTCTTGCCCATGTTTCTCTATGTCTGCAAGAAGGTATTTCGATGAACCCCAATAATCACGCCAATCATTTTCAACACGAGATCGCTTTTTCTTTCCCTTTACTTGGCGAGTTTTACTCATAGTAAAGTATTTGCGACCAATGTATTTTTTGCCATTTAAGTGGCAAGTTATTTCATAAACAAATCCATAATATCCAGTTGGGTCATCGAAGATTTTGTCTTCGTATAACCAAGTCATTCCTCGTCAAAGTCCTCTTCTTCTTCCTCAAAGATATCGCTACCACAGAAAGGACAAAATGCAATGTCCTGTGTGCGATAGTCGTCACTCTCTTTAAAGTTTATTTTCCCATGAGCACCACAGGTATCACAATCAAAATGTTTTATTGACATTTTACTTTAGCAACTCCAAATAATTTAAGTATATTTAGCCACATCCAACCGATGTCGAACTCAAACCATTTTTTACTGAGTTTTGGATTTGCTGGATCTAGATGATGGTTATTGTGAAGTTCTTCGCCACCAATAATGATACCAAGAGGAATTATGTTTCTGCTATTATCTCTTGTGTCGCCATTACGGTAACCGAAATAATGACCAACACCATTAACAACACCTGCTGCCCAGAAAGGAATCCAAATCATTTGAATACCCCAAA